GACCAGGAGGATTACTATCAATTACCCCAACGACAATAAATAATGTTCCTGCAGGTAAAGGTAAGAAGAAGAAATAAATATATGATATTGGATCCAATCAGAAAGGTAACAAAATAAAATGAAAATAATAGATCCTTTGGCTCAATCTTTTTATATTGAACCGGAAAGTGGCATTTTTGCCACTTCTGTTGATTTATATTTTTATTCAAGAGACCCAGAACTTCCAGTAACTATTCAGTTAAGACCCATGCAGTTGGGTCTTCCTACCAGTGAGGTTTATCCATTTAGTGAAGTGGTAATTAATCCAAAGGATATTCAAATTTCCGAAGATGCATCTTTACCAACTAGAGTTACTTTTGAATCTCCAGTCTATCTAGCAGGAAAACAATTTCATGCATTAGCAATTTTATCAAACTCTAGCGTTTATAATGTATGGATTTCAAGATTAACTGAGATTGATGTCAGCACTACTGCTTTAGCAGAGCAAGAGCAAGTTTTAGTCTCTAAACAACCATTAAGTGGATCATTATTTAAATCACAAAATGGATCCACTTGGACTCCAAGCCAATTTGAAGATTTGAAATTTAAGTTAAACAGAGCAAACTTTGTAAGTGGCGGAAATATAAACTTTTATAATCCAAATTTAAGTCTTGGTAACAATCAAGTAGCTACATTAGTAAGAGACTCCTTAGAGGTAACTTCTAAAAAAGTTAAAGTTGGAATTGGGACTACAATTGCAACATCAAATCTTCCGACTTTGGGAAATACGATCATCCAACAAAATAGCAATGCTACAGGCAATTTTGTTGGATATGCAGGATCTGCATTTGGAACCCTAGGAATTATTAATGCGGGAATTGGATATACGCCTTCTTCAGGATCTTTTGTATTTAATAATGTTGTACTGAATACAATAACTGGAGATGGTAGAGATGCAAGAGCAAATATTACTATAACTAATGGTGTTGCAGTAGCTGCAACAATCTCAAATGGCGGAACTGGATACTCTGCAGGAGACGTATTAGGAATATCAACGATCGGTACACAAAATCTTGGTAGAAACTTAAGGATGTCTGTTTCGGAAGTTTCTGGCGTAAATCAACTAATTATAGATCAAGTTCAAGGAGAATATGTTACTGGTGTAGGAAACACTGTAAGATATGTGAATAATGCAGGTGTTTCCACAGATTTAAATGGAACTGGAGGAAATGTTACCATTCCTATTGGAGGAATAGAAACATTATCCGATGGATTGCATATCAAAGTTTACCACAAAAATCACGGAATGAATTCTTCCCAGAATTTGGTAACGATAAGTAATGCAATATCTGATTTAAAACCAACTAAACTTTTTAGCAATTATTCTTCAACTTCAACAGATAGTATTCCTGTAGAAAGCGTTGCTATTGCTAGTTTTAATACTTTTGAAAATGTTTCTGTTGCATCTACAAATCCAGGATATATTAGAATTGACAATGAAATTATTTCTTATACTGGAGTAAATACTTCAGTATCACCACCTCTTTTAACTGGTATAACCAGATCTATCGATCAAACAAAGTCATTTAGTTATAGTGCAGGGACATTAGTATACAAGTATGAACTTGGTTCTGTTTCTCTACGTCGTATTAATAAGACGCATAATTTAGCAGATGCAACTGTTTCGGAACCATATGATCTTGATTATTATCACATCAAATTAGATATGAGTGATCAAAGTTCTACCATGACAAATAGAACCCTATCTGTTGGGTATCCAAAGTTATTCCTTAATGAAACAAAATCAACAGGTGGTTCAGAAATAAATGCAACTCAGAATATACCATTTGAAATTGTTAAACCAGTTGTCCAAACAATGTCTCTCAGAGGTACTAATATTAATGCTTCATTGAGAACTGTTAGCGGAAGTAGTGTTGATGGAAATGAAATACCTTTCATTGATCAAGGATTTGAGCAAATTAACCTCAATGCGACAAATTATTTAAGCACCCCTAGAGTTGTTGCATCAAAGATAAATGAGAACTCAAAAACAACGAATTTGCCTGCCAACAAATCTTTGACTTTAAATTTAAATCTTTCAACAACAAATGCATATGTTTCACCAGTAATTGACTTGGATAGAGTTGGAATGATTTTCACTTCCAATAGAGTAAATAATGCAATATCGAATTATTCAACTGATGATAGAGTATCAACTCTAAAAGACGACCCCTCATCTTTTGTTTATGCAACAAAACCAATTTCACTGGAAACACCTGCATCTTCTATAAAAGTTATATTAAGTGCATATATCAATACTTATAGTGATATCAGATGTTTATATGCAATAACTGATGACCCTAATTCTGATTTAATCTATTATCCTTTCCCAGGATACACTAATCTAACATCCAGTGGAGATATAATCAGTCTATCAGATAGTAATGGTTTGCCCGATAAAATGGTTTCTAAAACTGATCTAATTGGATTTGATAGTGATGTTCTTGATTTTAGAGAGTATGAATTTTCAATCGATAATCTACCAGCTTTTAGATATTTTGGAATCAAACTTATTGGTACATCAACAAATCAAGCATATCCGCCAAGATTTAAAGATTTGAGAGTTATTGCACTGGCATAATAAATTATGAAATACTCAAAAGTTAACGGACACTCTAATTTAATTAGAGATGAAGAAACAAAAGCAATCATTAATACAAATATGTCAGATTATAACGCATATATTGCACAAAAAAGAATGAAAGAAAAAGAAAATCAAAAATTACAGAATCTTGAGGAAGATTTTGTTAATATGAAAGAAGATTTAAATGAAATCAAATCTTTACTCAGGAGTTTAATTGATGGATCCAAATAAGATAGAACTTGACAATTTAAGTAAGAGTTTTGAATATTTTAAAGTTTCTTCTGAGATAGATAGTATAGATGATGTTACTGAATTAAAAAACATTGCAAAATGTTATTATAAGTTATACTTAAAACAACAAGAAGTAATTTCAAGTTTAGGTACTTTAAATGGCGGACAAAAGGATAACCTTTGACACAACTTCTGGAACCCCAAGTTCTGTTAATTTGACCATTAATACTGGTTCAACTTTTTCGGCAAATTTTTCAGTAGTAAATACGTCAAGTTCTGCCTTTAATTTTTCTGGGTGGACAGGATCTTCCCAAATGGCAAAAAGTGTTTCTATTGGATCAAGTTCCTATGCAGTAACAACGTTTAACGTTGGATTTTCCACTTCTACTCAAGGTAGATTTAATATTTCTTTGGGATCAACGCAAACAAGATCTCTAAAAGAAGGAAGATATGTCTATGATATTTTAGTGAGTTCAGGTTCTACTGTTTATAGAATTGTTGAAGGAAACATCCTTGTAAAACCTGGAATTTCTTCCGCACCATAAATATTCTGAGAGGTATTAATAAATGGCGCAACCATCTACTAGACAAGAATTAATAGATTACTGCAAGAGAAAACTGGGAGCGCCAGTTTTGGAAATTAATGTTGCGGATGAGCAAATTGAAGATCTTGTAGATGATGCGGTCCAATTCTTTCAAGAGAGACACTTTGATGGTGTTTATCCAACGTTTTATAAGTATAAGATAACAGCAGCAGACATTGCTAGAGGAAGAGCCAGAGGACTTGATGCAACTAGTAATGTTGGTATTGTAACAACAACTGTCAATACAAATATCGTAGGAACTGCAGTAACTTTTACTTACAACGAAAATAGTAATTACTTGCAAGTTCCGCCAAATATAATTGGCATCAATAAAGTCTTTAGTTTTGATAGTTCGAATACAATTACGCACAATATGTTTAGCGTGAAATATCAGTTATTCTTGAATGATGTTTATTATTGGGGAACGACTGAACTTTTAAGTTACGCTATGGTTAAAACATATTTGGAAGATTTAGATTTTCTTTTAAATACTCAAAAACAAATTCGTTTCAACAAAAGACAAGATAGGTTGTATCTAGATATTGATTGGGGTACTGTTAGTGAAAATAATTACTTCGTTATTGACTGCTATTCAACTATAGATCCAAATGACTATTCAAGAGTCTGGAATGATTCTTTCTTAAAACCATATTTGACATCATTGATTAAAAGACAATGGGGACAAAATATGATGAAGTTTACTGGCGTAAAACTTCCTGGCGGCGTTGAACTAAACGGAAGACAAATGTATGATGATGCGCAAAGAGAGATTGATATCTTGATGGAAAAAATGTCTAATACTTATGAACTTCCACCTCTAGATATGATCGGATAAAATGTTAAATCCATTCTTTCTACAAGGTTCTTCTTCAGAACAAGGTCTAATACAAGATCTGATAAACGAACAGATCAGAATGTATGGTGTTGAAATATATTATATTCCAAGAAAGTATATTACAGAAAAGACTGTAATAAAAGAGGTTATACAATCAAGATTTGACAATGCTTATCCTTTAGAAGCATATGTCAACAGTTATGATGGATATGGTGGAACAGGAACTATTTTATCAAAATTTGGTATTCAGGATATTGATGATTTAACTTTAATAATTTCTAGAGAGAGATTTGAAACTTATATCAGTCCTCTTATAAAAAACTTAAATGATATAAAATTATCTACAAGACCTAAAGAGGGGGATTTAATTTATTTCCCCTTGGGAGATAGATTATTTGAGATCAAATATGTAGAGCACGAACAACCATTCTATC